GCACAGAAGAAAGAATTTAGACTTCTTTCTACTCTTTACGCTAAATACCTACCACCAGAATATCCGTACATGACAGACGGTGGTCAACAGGTTGTTATGGCGCAGGACTTTGACCAACGTGTTGACGTTTTACCTATAAGCGACCCGAATATTTTTTCAATGTCTCAACGAGTATTAATTGCTCAACAGCAATTACAAATGGCACAAGCTGCACCAGAAATACACAATATGCAAGAAGCGTATAGAAGAATGTACGAAGCGCTTGAAATTAAAAACCCACAGACGTTGTTTAAAGAACAGCAACAAGTTCCGCCAAGAGATCCAATTAGTGAACAACAGGCAGCGATGATGGCACAACCGATTAAAGCGTTTGAGTGGCAAGACCACGAGTCGTACATTGAAGCCCATTCTGCTTTTTTACAAAACCCCATGGCACAACAGAATGAAATGGTTGTTCAGATGATTAGTTCAAACATACAAGAACATCAGTCTATGAAATATCGCCTAGAGATCGAAGAAGCTATGGGACAACCGTTACCACCACTAGAACAGCTACAACAAATGCCACCAGAACAGGCACAACAAGTTATGAATCAAATCGCACAGTCTGCAACTCAAGCTACAGCAGAAGTAACGGGTAGAGCTCAAGCGGTTGCTGAAGCAGAAGAAAAAGCTAAGATGGATCCGATAATAGAGCTTCAAAAAGCTGAGATAAGGCAACGAGCAGTCGCAGCAGATCAAAAACGAGAAGTTGAGAAAGAGAAAATTGAGTCTCAAGAGGCTATAGCAGAAATGAAAATTGCTGCTGATAGGGAAAAGAACATTCAGTCGGCTATACTTGAAGCAGACAGAACATACGCAGATATTTTAAACAGTGTCCGAGAAGCGGACGAACGAACTAGAGGAGAATAAAATGCCTAAAAAGTCTAAATTGTATCCTGGACCGCAGAAAAACCCAGTCAAAATAAACACAGATGGCGACGGTATAATAGAAGCAGTTAAAGGTAAGGTTAAAGGTGGCGGTGCTGCCACTAAAGGACTTAGCTTTATCCAATGGGTTAAAAAAGCAAGATAACTTATGGATTGGTTAACGGCGACTGAGTTTTTACTCAAACAGTCTCGTAAAAGACAGGAAGAGTTAAAAAATACTCTCGTTGGTGGTGGTGCGGCAGACTATACGCAATACCAACGCCTGATTGGCGAAATAACAGGACTAAATTTTATTGAAAACGAAATAATTGGATTACATAAAAGGATGGAAACACCAGATGAAGAATGAAGCGCAAAAAACTAAGAAGGAGATACCTCCTTTCGTTTCGAACTTTGGCTCTGAAGACACAGAACCAGAACCAACTAATTTTACACCAGATGACCTGATGAAAGACCAAAAGTTGTCAGAAAAACTACCTAAACCAACAGGTTATCGTATGCTAATTTTACCTTTTGCTCCTGCAGAGAAGACAAAAGGTGGAATCTATCTGGCTAAGCAAACTGTAGACCGAGAGCGTCTAACTACAGTAGTCGGCTACGTTGTAGCCCTTGGACCAGATGCCTATAAAGACCTAAATAAATTTCCTGAAGGCGCTTGGTGCCAAGAAGGAGATTGGGTCATTTTTGGACGCTATGCGGGTGCTCGAATCCAGATTGAAGGAGGAGACTTGCGCCTTTTAAACGACGATGAAATTTTAGCATTAATAGACGACCCTGAAGATATTCTTGGGGGATAATACTTTACTCTTGTTAAAATTCACGCTAAACTCAAAAACAATACATGGAGGAGACCATGCCAGAAGAAACTGAAAATCTAGAAAAAGAAATAGAAGTTCCTACTGAAGAAGAAACAGAAGAAGTAGAGGTTGAAACTCAACAAGCTTCTGAAGAACACGAAGAGGAAATCGAAAAATATAGCGAGAAGGTTCAAAAAAGAATCGACAAGCTCACCTATAACCAACGAGAAGCCGAAAGACAAAGAGACGAAGCTCTCCGAGTTGCCCAAAACTTACAGGAAAAAGTAAAAGAGTTTGAAGAAAAAGTCCAAGATAAGGACGAAGCTCTAATTACTGAGTACGGTGGTCGGGTTGAAACGCAACTCCAACAAGCGAACGATAAGTATCGAACAGCACTAGAAAACGGTGATATTGATACTCAAGTTGCTACGCAACAGGAGATTGCTAAATTGGCTGTCGAACAAGAAACAATTAACCGACGCAGAAAACAAAAGTCAGTCGAACCAAAAAATGGAGCTGCTAACACGCCTCCACCAATTGACCCAAGAGCCACTGCTTGGGCACAAAAAGAAGAAAACTCTTGGTTTGGGAGAGACAGGGTTATGACTTCTGCTGCGTTTGAAATCGATAAGGAGATGCAAGAGCAAGGCATAAACCCTACTGCTCCTGATTATTACGATCAATTAGACGAGCGTATTAAAGAAGCGTTTCCACATAAATTTGAACAAGGGGAGACAAAAGCTCCTCCTGTGCAAGCAGTTGGACGAACTAGTGCTGGGGCTAACCCAACCACTAGGAAATCCAAAAAAGTAAAACTCACATCAAGTCAGCAAGCAATTGCTAAAAAACTCGGTGTGCCATTAGAAGAGTACGCAAAGTATGTCTAAATATAGGAGTATAATATGACAGATCGAAACTCCCGTTCTGCTGAAGTTCGAGAAAAAACTACTCGCAGAAAACCTTGGCAACCACCATCCAGTTTGGATGCGCCTCAACCTCCTCCAGGATATAAATATCGCTGGATACGTGAAAGCATTCTTGGGCAAGATGACAAAACGAATATGTCTAAACGTATTCGTGAAGGATTCGAGCCAGTTAGGGCAGAAACTCACCCTGAGTTTCAAGGTCCAACAATTGAGGATGGAAGACACGCAGGTGTTATTGGAGTTGGTGGTTTAATTTTAGCCAAGATTGATGAATCGATAGTAGATGAACGTAAGGAATATTTTCAAGATATGACTGATGCGTCCATGCAGGCTGTTGATTCTGAACTAATGAGGGAAAGTAATCCTATCATGCCTATCGAAAAACCGACTCGTCGAACGAAAACGGAGTTTGGTAGCAGAAAGGATCTTTCTGAAGACTAACCTTTAACTAAATGGGTAAATAAATAATGGCAAATACTAATGATCCCAATGGGTTTACACCAGCATATCACTTGACTGGTGGAACTATTAGACCTGCCCAAATGAGAATCGCTAGTGCGACAAATGCTTCTATTTTTAGTGGCGACGTTGTCAATCTATCAAGCGGTTATATCATTCAAGGGACGGCTACTGGTGCTCCTGTTGGCGTTTTTGCTGGCGTTTATTATGAGGCAAGTGATGGCACTCCAACTTTTTCTAAAGTTTGGACTGCTGACACTGCTACATTAGGAAGTGCAGATGCTCAGGCTTATGTGTATAACGATCCAGACATCGTTTACGAAGCTCAATTTACCGCTGGTACTCCAGCTGTGAGCTTTATAGGCAATAAGTATACTCTTTCAACGACTTCTGGTAGTACAACTACTGGTCGTTCTGCGGAAGGGGTAACTGCTACTACATCTTCTGGTGTTGCTCTTTGTGTTGGCTTTGTGGATACACCAAGCAACTCAATTGGAGCAAATGCTAGAGCTTACTTCCGATTCCCAGCTAATCCGTTTGAATAGGAGTTAAGAAATGGCGATTAATCGAGCACAACTCGTTAAAGAACTTGTTCCAGGACTTAATGCTTTATTCGGACTAGAGTACTCAAGCTACGCTGATGAGCATACTATGATTTTCGATACTGAAAATTCTGATCGTGCTTATGAGGAAGAAGTGATGCTCTCTGGATTCGGAGAAGCTGCAGTTAAAGGCGAAGGTGCTGCGGTCAAGTATGACACTGCCCAAGAAACTTGGACAGCTCGTTATACTCACGACACTGTAGCGTTAGCCTTCTCCTTGACTGAAGAAGCAATGGAAGATAATCTCTATGATACCCTATCTGCAAGATACACAAGAGCACTAGCTCGTTCTATGCAACAAACGAAGCAGATTAAAGCTGCAAACGTGTTGAATAATGGATTTAGCAGCAGTTATCCAGGAGGAGACGGTAAAGAACTATTCGCTACCGATCATACCTCTCTGACTGCTGGTGATCTTAAGAACGAACTAAGTACAGCTGCAGACCTTAATGAAACATCTATGGAACAAGCACTAATTGATATTGCTGGTTTCAAAGATGAGAGAGGTCTGAAAGTTAATGCACAAGCACAACGACTAATTGTGCCACCTGCATTACAGTTCATTGCAGATCGGTTGTTAAACACACCAGGAAGAGTCGCAACTTCAGATAATGACATCAATGCAATTAGAAATATGGGCATGGTCCCAGATGGCTACGCTGTGAATCATTATTTGACAGACACCGACGCTTGGTTTGTTAAGACAGATATACCTAATGGTCTCAAGCACTTTGTTCGAACCGCAGTTTCCACTAATATGGAAGGCGACTTCGAAACAGGAAACGTAAGATATAAAGCAAGAGAAAGATACAGCTTCGGCTGGTCTGACTGGCGTGGTATCTTCGGATCTCCTGGTGCTTAATGCCAAATAGAGCATTAAAACGCAAGTAATATGGAACCTGTGATGCGGGGGTTTCTCACTCAACCCGCATCAACTTTATCTAGGGGTAAACTTGTCCTATCGACTGACCTAGCAGACAAGCCAAGACAATAGGACTTATTTTTTCAGGAGAAAAAATTATGGCAAAATCAACCTTTTCAGGACCAGTTCAATCATTGGCTGGCTTTATTTCGGCAGGAAACGCTAACGTAGTTAGCCTAACTGCTGACACAACTTTGACCGTTGCAGCACATGCAGGCAAAGTATTAATAACTAATGACGCAGACGGTAAGTTTACTTTACCTTCTATTGTTGCAACTGCTCCAGGCAGTGACGACGATCCAAACCAAACCAATAACCTAGGCGCTACTTTTACGTTTATAGTTGTCACCGCAGCAACAGATATGGACATCTTAACTGATGGAACCGATAAATTTGTGGGCGGTCTATATACTGGTGTAGATGATGCAACAGGTAAAACTTTTATTTCTGGATCAAGCAATGATGTAATCACTATGAACGGAAGCACTAAGGGCGGACTAGCAGGCAGTATTGTAAAAGTAACTGCAATGGCTTCTGCTAAGTATGCGGTGGAAGGAATCATACTTGGTTCAGGAACACTAGTTACTCCATTCGCTGACGCATAAGGAGGTAAACCATGGCTAATACAGTCACAGGCCCTACCATTCAGTATGACTACGACAAAAAACTAATTGTTTATTGTT